ATATCTGCTGATGGTCCCCGTTATCTAGAACATCCGAACCAGTGCTATCTGATATAAATTGAGCAATCACGCTCGCTATCATAGTACCTTGCCGAAGGGCCTTATTTACTTGCGCACTTGAAGCCTTGCCAGCCTGAAAACCAGATGCTAACGCTGCCAGGGCCTCATACTCACTCTGGCTCGTTACATTTGCATTTGAACCCACAGCAAACGGTTTGAAATCATTAGTTGCCATTATTTACTACCTCATCCCATGAACCCTGGTCAAAACCAGCTAAATATTGTGTGTCTGCATCAAATGCAAAAAGACGAGAACCGTCTGATGGCATCACCATTTCCTTTACTCTTACCCCTGCCGCTTTCACGGTGAGATATCCCTGCTTAATCGCGCTTATCAATTCCAGTGAAACGTTGGCGAACTCAATTTCCGGCAGTATCAATATGCTGATGGTCATATCTTGATTATCGACAACCTGCATTGACACTCCTGAGCCTACCAAAGCGTTATCGAGAATATCCGGTAATGTTCCGTTCTGCCCGTTCCAGTTATTTATCGCTATTTTCGCCTTGAGGATTATTCGGTATGTATCATCCGATAGGCTCGTAAACCCTGAGTCAGGGTCATAGGGGCCTTGCCATACTCCTTGGTCTAACCCTAACCCGTCTGTGTCCCATGAAAAGTACACGCCTGAAATTGGTTGGCTTACTATTCGAGTTCGCCCTATCCATTCCCCCAAAATATCCAGCTGCTTACCGACAGCGTTATCAATATCAAAAGCTGTGACCAGATTATCCAGCGAAGCGTTCACATCAATTAATGGTCGGGTAGATAAGTCGATATGTTGGAAGAAAAGCGGCTTACTCGCGTGATAGTTCGAAATCAGCTCTGTGTATTTACTCATGAGCTCACCGTTAAGGTTATGTCGTCCACTGTGCAAGTTGCTGATTCGTTGAAAGCTATTTTAACGTTACCTGCAGTCGTAGAGCCGCCCCGACCAATCTGCATATCAGTGACGTCGTAGTAGTTGATGTTGGTACTATCAGCGCCGATTGAGAGGTTCGCAGCAGAATATAACCGCCCCAGATAAACGCTGTTACCAATGCCAAGACCATTGATGTAATTGGCTATAGCTTGCTGAATTTGCGTGCCAATAACCGTGTTATACCCAGTGAAGGCCAGCAGAGTGATATTCACCGTAATTGGCACTTCGGTTGAGCGAGAGAAAGCGATTGGATGCGGATTTGAATATTTATCGTAGGCCGTTATCGTAGTTGAACCGTACGTTGTGACACCCTGCCCCTTAGTTGAACGAATGGTTTCCGCAATGACGTTTACATCACCACCGTCAACGATGGCCGCTATGGAGTGGGCTGGCAGGCCATTGCTATCTTTCGATTCAGTATCGTTCTCATAGAGCTTGTGTCTCGTTACGCCTGTGACATTGGCGATCGCACCGTCTAACGCATCGAACGGTGTGAGGCTTGATAATGCGACGCTCTGTGCTTGCCTAATCCTTAGCTCGGCATCCGTTTCCATTGATCGGCCTACTGTTGCTTCTGATGCGTTTGTGACTGACACCCATCCAAGAGTAGGAGTATTTATTTTCGTCACACTTCCCGCTAACGCCGACACCGCGCCGCTCTGATTACAGGTGGCAGTTACCGTTACCGTGCCAGTTGTAAGAATTGTCGTTGTAGTTGGGAGATTCCAGATAACGCCATTAGCATCCTTAACTGAACCGTTGGTAATTGTGGTCCCGCCCGTACCGGTAAGCGTTAGGTCTACTGTTGAATTCACCGCGGCTTTACGGCTAATCCCGTTTATCTTCACATTACGGCTCAGCGCATCAGATAGCGCCGTTGTCGGGCTGAATGAGTTATAACACTCGATAGCGGTGTTATTGGCGTCGTGAATAGCCAGAGAAACCAATGCGACCATTTGCCCGTCTTTACTGTCAGGCTCAAGGTAAGCATCGGTACCGTAAATCTGCTGAAAATATCCAGTTATTGTTGCCAGAATGGTCTGATAATCGGGCGCACTTATCCCCTCAGCGGTTACCGTTGCCGATAAGCCGAGAGTGTCTAAATCTAAGGCCATTACGCCTCCGAGGTTACTGTGGTTGTTCCGTAGATAGTTTCGACGGTTGCTGTGAAGATGACGCGACGAGAGCTTGAGTTTAACGTGGTATCAAAGTCAGTTATCGAACTAACACCTGTTGTTTCAAGGATTCGCTGTCTAATCGCCATGCTGTAGACCTCTGGCTTTTGTTTACCGAGAACTGACTGAATCCATGGAGTGCCTTCTGTGGTATCGAGGAACCATTGCCCCCGCCAAAGTAAAAATCGTGTCTTGATAGCCTGTGCGACTGCCTCCGGTGAGTTGGTCAGCCATGTCGCATCACCTTGGCCAAAGGAGTAGTCACCATCGTCTGTTTCACGTCTGTATCTCATTGTGGCTTACCTGTGCTTGAGCTACCGGACTGAACGCCAGTGTGGGTATGCGACTGAACGCTGATACTTCCGGCCTTCATATCGCCAGTTGAGGACACGGAGCCGTTAACCTGAACATTCCCGTTGAGTGTAATAGTCGGGGCAGTGATATTTACCGCGCCAGATTGTGTTAGCTCGATGAAATGCGCGCCACTGTCAGTGCGAATCTGAATACTATCCGTCGATACACCTTTCATCACTCTCGGGTTAGAGGTCGGGCCAGGTATAACAAACGCATCCGAAAGGTCATGCATCCTGTCATCTACCGCCTTGTTGATGCCGCCTGATTGATGCCAGAAATCGATGCCACGGTCAGCAAACATAATCAGGCATTCATCACCTTTACTAAGAGGAAATGTTATCGACACTCCGCCACCGCGCGGGAATATTACAGGACAGTCTTGAAGTAGCGGAAGGTCTTTCGATACCAGGTTCCCCGCACCATCCTGCCCCCATCCGCTAATCGCTGGCTGGACGGTTACTGTGCAATTCTCAGCGTTGAACGACTGAATGATTCCGGGCATTGATACGCGCACACTAGCTGAAGTTTTCCGGCGTAGTGTCTCATCAACCTGTTCACTGCTTCCGGTCTGTGAGTTGAGCTGTACGGGCATATTAACTCCATTAAAAAACCCGCCGAAGCGGGTTTGATGAAATTCTCATTAATTAATTCAACAACTTTTGAGAGCCGGGAAGCTCCCCTTTGCTCAAAGCTACGCACTCTGCTGCGGTTGCTTCTCGCCAGCTTCCAACGGCATCGCGGATAGCGAATTGGTCTTCAAACCCCAGCCACACAACACACTGACCAAATTCATCAAGTGTTTCTACTTTGATTGTTTCTTTCGAAAAACCAAATCCTTCTTTTTTATATTTTTCAGCAAGACTTATAACAAAATCGAGTTTGCTCACTTCTTTAAATATTTCTTGATTAGTATCTGTCATCACTATCCCTTTAGCTCTTTATTGTGTGTGTATTCACCATTCCAACTACCCTTCATTGGTAGTTCACCTTTTAGATACAACTGATAAAGGCGAACTGCCCCTTTGTGCAATAGGACTGGGGTATATTTAATGAAGTCATCACCGCCGTGAACGCTGATAACATTCTGGTGCTCAGTAAGATACTTATCGCGAGCATAATTACCAGTACGCCAGCGCGTTCGTGATTTACTTTCATTATAAAGCCAATTACGACCCTCAAGGAATCTGCAAACTAGCATTACATTTACGCCATTGAGCATCTTACAGAACTGAGTAGGTGTCATCCCCTCTTTAAATAAGTTCTCCATACTCTCAACTTTATAAGTAAGGTCTTTGTTTTCAACTTCCAAGACTTGAACCTTTTCCGAATATTCCAGAAGCGCGGTGCGAAGGAATACTGGATCATTCAAGGCACGAGTTGGGTCAAATACTGGTGCTGAGATTAGTTTCTCAAGCTCCTGCCAGCGATCAACTAATCGAGCCGTGAACTCAGGAGAAAGTTGAGCTACCACAACAATACTGTCCCGTTTACCTTTTTCACCCTCGAATAAGTAAGCGGATCTAGGGCGCCCTGCGGTAGGCTTTTCCACCATTGGTGGTAAAGATATGACACCTGAATTTGCTAATCTTTCAATCGTACGCTTGACGCTGTCATGACGACTTCCGACCATCTCGGCAATATCTAAACTCGACATGGTGACAACAGATTCTGGAACTGCTAAAGTTGGTTTAAGCATTTTGGTTTCCTATTGCTTAGTTGATTGTTGTATGCCGCCAGCTCCCACTGGCGGTTTTTCTTTTTGCGCCATCCAATACGCCTATCAATGTAACTCCTTGGTATCTTTGAAGTGCCGTAGCATCCCTTCAGCGTTGCGACTCTTCACCTTGCCCATATCTAAGTTTTGAATCTCGCGCATCAAGATGTCTCGCGTTGGCTTAGTTACGAAACGACTTTCATTTCCTAAGTCGTACATGATTCCAGAGAACTCAGAACCGAGCTGCCTAATGGCTGGATAAATCTCTTTGCTGACTCGTTGTGCTTTCTCCATCCAGATTTGCAGATAGCAGAAGCTAACGATGTCGTCGTCAGACAGTCGTGTAGCAATCGGTGACTGAATCACTTCACGGTCAAGGATGTCTAACACCCAGCGACGAAACTCTTTAGCCACTGGTGTACGAGCAAACATCGCAATTAGGTGTGCGCCACGAAGAGAGAAAACGCGCACTCTTTTACGGTAGTTTCCTGTGGTACTCACCTCGAGTACCTGAGTCATTCCACTGGTAAACTCGTCAGCATATTTGTTATAGAGCATCGTCACAGCGCGGCTATTGGAGTATTCAAGCGCTTTAGCCAAGTCACTTGATGTCAACCATGTTCCAGTGATATTTGATACTGGAACTAATGCGTTTCCGTGGAAGTTTAAGTCTGATTTCGCTACAATATTCATGTCGATATTTCCTATGCGGTTATTTTCGATAGAGGCCCGGTTAGTGTTAGCGCACTTCCGGGCTTCGCTGATTTTACTGCTCACTAGCCCTTTCCTCTCTCAAGCATCTTGCAAGCCTTTGAACAATTGCCGAGTTAATTGAAATCCCGTCCATCTCAGCTATGCGGCGAATTTCCTTATCTATACGTGCCGGAAGCCTTACATTCATCTTCACGCTTTTACGCTCGGTAAAAAGTGTATCGTGCATTTTTATCTCCTTAATGGGGCCAAGTTGACACCTGATATTAATTTAACACCATTGCCACAGATGTCAAGTTGGCCCCATAATAAAAATAGAAATTAAATTTAGGTGGCCCATGAGTAAATTTCCCAGTCAGATGCAGGATAAATTCAACCTTCGTTTCCCTGATGGAATGAGAGATGCTATAGCGGAGCGAGCCAAGGCTAATGGTCGCTCGATGAACTCGGAGATAATACAGATACTTCAAGATGCGCTTGATGGCACAGGTGATCGACCCACATCAACGAATGAATCTCTACATTCAGTTATGGGTAAAATCATTAGTTGGTATTCTGAAAATCAAGAGGCTATTAAGCGGATATCTGACTTAAGCGATGAGGATGCTGAAGAAATTGCGCGAGATATGAAGAAGAAAAAGCCCGAGTAATCGGGCTACTTTCTAACTTCTCTCGTACACGGATATTTAGCTGTCACTGTAGGAGCATACATACTTGCTTGCAGTAATTGGACTACCAGCCAGCGGTCATTACTCCTTGCTGGATGCATGTACATGAATCCATAGCTGTTACCATCTGAGGCTGGCATGAGGGTCATTTCTTCCTTCAATCCAGTCTCTTCAAGTATTGTTACCTTTAATGAGCTAACTTTTTGCCCGTTAATTGTCGGCACTTTGTTCAGCTCATTAGTGATCGTATAAGGGCCGCAGTGGAAAATATTAATTTGTGCAGAGCAAGTAAAAGTAACAAATGACAAAGCAGATAGAATAAACCGTTTCATGATCAACCCACATTCAATGACGCCTGGCTTCGCAGCGTCTGGTCTCCCCTCGCATAGCACATCAAATCCATATACCACGCTTGGCCCCTTGTATCTCCAGTATACACAATGCCATTGACTATATACACGCCATCAGTGGCAATGCTTGAGGGCTGACTGAGTATTCCAGATTGGTAGATATTCCCATCAACCGTTTCGGTGGTTACTCGTCCTCGGCTCATGGCGACATCATTTTCATTCAGCGCCGCTTGATATACCGATTTCTGGTCAAGCTGAATCAATCCGTTCACTGTGATATTAGGGTTAATCAGACACCTAACGTTGATACCGTTACCGATAGTCTGCTGAGGCATACCAATCAGGCCAGTTTGCGAGTTTAGAACTACTACGGGGTTTCCGTTATGTTCGTTCTCTTTGTACATCTCAACCTTGCCGTCTACTAGCATCCAGCGGGCATCACACATTGCTGCGAGGTTATCCATGTAGTGACGTGTTGAGCCGAACATCGTCTTAGCTCGGGGGAATTTAATCTCTGGCATTTCGGGGATGTTCCCCGCCACGACACCATATTCATTAAAAGACTTCATCAGAGCGAGGTGATAATCAACTGGCCCCCATCCGGCAGAGATAGTTTGCGAGATGGTCGCATAGACAAATGCCTGATGACTGTCTTCTGCCTGAATGCGGATATACGTATCGGTGGGGTTTTCACGACCTTTTAAGCTAAACACAATCTCACCATTAAATATGGTCCCGAAGTTCTGTCCGCCAGTTTGCCCCTCTTTCCCCGCTGGAACGGAAGTGGCAATGCCCGCTTGCGACGCGCTAACAGTATCAGCCAGCCCATCATACCCGGCTACAAGTTCGATTTTGTTGTACTCAGTGCCGAGTATCTTGTTTGAAGTATCATCAGAGAGATTATAAATCTTAATATCTGCGATTCGTGTTTCTGTGCTGAGGTTAAACCAGCTAATCTGGAATGTTGCCTTAAAATCAGACAAGGTGATCACATCCCCGTTTTTATTAGTCAGCCTTATTTCAAAGTGCCTTAACCAATTCTGAGACATTAATAAGTCCTTATTATCAGTTGGGTGCCGTTACCTAAGTCGGACTGTTGAGGAGTTTCACCGCTTTCATTTTGCACAAACAGAGAGAAGCCTAACCCTAAGTGCTGGTACTGCCCTAACAGGTCAGTACCAGTAACCAGTGGCAATCCTAGGATGATTGGTGATGACTGAGCATCAAGGATATCCATGCACCAAAAGCTACCTCTCCATATCAACTTGAACTGATACACGACAGAGAGAATGGTTGTGGTGAATTGCTGATTATCAGAGGTTAATCCCAGTGTAAGTATCGTCATTTCACCCACCAAACAGAGTATTTAGTAAAGAGCTATTGCTCTGAACTGGATTTTTAACACCAGAGTTTTTAACCGCAGAGGTATTAACCCCTTGGCTCATATTCTGCTTATCTGCAACAGTTGATGTTTGCGTTTGTGAAATGAATACCTCGCGCAAAGTTATCGTGGCCATCAGTACATTTTCTGAGTGGCGATCCGTTGTGACCTCTACTCCACGAATCAGCATATTTTTATAGGCACGTTTACCGGTAATCACATCTATTGGCGTTCTCTGGGACTGTAAATCAAGTAGGTCTTGATAAAACTGCTTTGGACTTTTCCCAATCGAAGGTCCAACTCCTTGGAGGAAGCTAAAGTCCAAAATCGTACCGCCACCGGAAAATCCCACTTCCATGACTATTTCAGCAGGTCGCTTAAAAGCATGATCGGAGATTGGAGCACCTATCTCAACAGGGTGCTCCGTTATCTCTAGCATATCCGAGTGCCGTTCAGTGACGACGACATCGGGAATAACAGTGCCTATGCTTCTTGTTTTTTGGTGGAACAGCACAGAAAGAAAGTCCATTAATTAAGCCCCCCTTGCCCTGAGCGAAGCACCCGAGCGTTGGCGTTAACCTGCCGCTTCTCAACTTCATTACCAATATCCACAGAGTTTGCACCCTGAATATGGTAGTGATTGTTTTGCTCAATATTGGTTGCTGGCCTCATATTAGCCATTACGCTAGGGATATAGTTCTGCGTTTCCCGTGGCATTAAATCTAAGCCATGCTTCTGAACGTTACCTAGCCCCCAGTTATATGAGGCAAGCGTTTTTGACAGGTCACCACCGTTAGCTCTCATCAGCTGAGAAAGATACTTAGCAGCAGCTTGAGTGGCCTTAATCGGATCGAAAACATCATTGCCTCGCAATCCTAAATCAGAAGCCGTACCGGGCATTATCTGAAATAATCCTTGTGCTCCCGCCTTTGATTGAGCGTTAGGGTTTCCAGACGATTCGGTAGTTGCTACACCACGGAGCAACCCTTGAGGCAGACTGTATTGGCTTTCTAAGCTATCGAATACGGGCTGTAGCTTATTCAGCACCGCCGCCCCGGCAGAACTTAGCTTCTTAGCCAAACCGCCTGTCCCCTCGAATCCACCCGTACCGAGAATTGCTTGCCCGACAGGTGTTTCTTTAGCGGCTATTACAACGTTAGCACCGGCATCTTTAAGTGAGTTAAGAGCCTCGCCGAACTCACCTTTGACCAGATGATTCATAGCGTCTATAAGATTGCCAACCACCTTGGAAGCATGGACTGCAGCATCGATAAGGGTATCGAAAAACGCTTTACCGCTGAACTTGGTGAAATCGATATTTAGAAGATGCCCGAACCACGTACTTAGTTCACTCAGTCTCGAAATCAACGAGGAGCCAAGCCCTTTCATTTTCCCGAAGTTATCGACGAATACCGCCCCAAGTTTTGCTATGCCATCCTTAGCTGAGTCGATATATGGTTTCCACTTATCCCAGTCGATTAAGCTCTTGCCGCCCTCTTTCCACGTTTTGTAATCATCGTAGAGAAGGAGTATTCCTGAAGCGATAGCAGCAATACCGGTGACAATCATACCGATAGGAGTAAGCGCAAAGGCGAAGTTTAGCGCCCGCCACGCTACAGCAATTAGGCCAAGCGTTTCGACTAACTGCTTGCCCCCCATACTTAGGCCATTAAACCAATCAATAACATCTGAGCCGATTTCTACTAATCTTGCTCCTAACCTGAAAATAACATTACCAAATCCAACCACTCCCATAGCAAGGCTCGTTATAACCCTTTCTATCTTGGGGAAGTTATTTATGATGGTATTTTTAAAGGTATTGAGATTTCCGTTAAGGCCTGATGCTAAGTCGCTACCTAGCTTATCCCGCGCCATGCCAGCCATAAGCCCAAATGAGCGAAGGCTAGTCATAAACTGGTTAGACTGCACTGCTGCCGTATTAGCGTTGTAGCCGATAGCCTTAGCCATCTGAGTGTATTGCGTGGAGAAGGTTCCTAGGCCCCGACGCATTGCCATCAGGGTATTCTCATCGATACCTAGCATCTGAGCGAATTGATTAGCTCGATAGTACGGCATGTTACTGAGACGCTGCCCGACACCCGTGAAGATGGCGGACATATCCCGCATATTGCCGCTAGCATCGCGGGTCTGCACGCCTAGACGATTAAGGAACCCCTCAGCGCCCGGGTTGTTACGCATGAACCTAGCCAGTGACTCAAGCGAGCCTCTAGCCCCCTCAACCGTGCCGCCCATTTGCGAGGCTGCGTAGCCTATCGCCTGAATGCCTGAGACACTCGCCCCCGTACGTTGTGAAGACCAATAGAGGTTATCAAGGCCAGAGGCGATCTTCGCGGTAAACGCAACGACTGTTAAAGCTGATGCCTCTACAGCAGTTGCCATCTTCACGGTATTAGCAGCAACACTAACCAGCGTTTGCTCAAATTTCCTTTGCC